CATATTCAGTACCACCTCAAGTAGATATGGTTAGTAAGCAATGGGAAAAACTTGGTGTATTTTCTATTGAAGAAAGAGAGCAATATAGGAAAAATAACAGTGGACTTTGATGAACAGATAAAACTTGGTCATCTTTTATTAGATTTAAGAAAATGTAGATCTTGTGGAGAAGAAAAAAATTTAATAGAATCATTTTACAGAACAAGAAGAGACAGAGGTCCATCACTTTCATCATATTCTTATGAGTGTAAAGAATGCACCATAAAAAGAATTATTGACAGTAGAAAAAATAAACCACATACAGATTGGCAATACCCAGATTGGTAATGTTCATGCATAGTTTCCCCACTGAAAACACTAGAAACAATAAATATTTTTAGTTAATCTGAGGATTAGGAGAAAAACATGGCAACTCCGCAATTATCTCCAGGGGTTCTGGTCAGAGAAGTTGACCTTACTGTTGGAAGAGCTGATAATGTAACAGATAATATTGGTGCGATTGCAGCTCCATTTAAAACTGGACCTGTTGAGGAAGCAACTTTAATTTCAAGTCAAGGACAACTTATTGATGTGTTTGGTAAACCCCAAGCATCAGATAATCATTATGAATCCTGGATGACAGCATCAGAGTTCTTAACATATGGTGGGGCATTAAGTGTAGTAAGAATTGATGGATCTAACCTCAATAATGCTAATGCTGGAGTTTCTATTGCTTCAACCACAGTAAAAATTAAAAATTATGATGATTATGAAAATAATTATTCAACAGCAACTGATTGGTTCTATGCATCCAGAACACCTGGAGAACTTGCAACTAATCTAAAAGTTTGTTTTATTGATAATGCTGCTGACCAAACTGTTGGAATTGCAACAATTGCCTTAACTGGTGGAGCACAAGATATAAAAGTTGGATATGGTGTTACAGTTCAAATAACCAATGCAACTGTTCCAGGTGTTGGAACTACATCAACATTTACTGGAATGTTGAAAGGAATTGTGACAGGTGTCAGTACACAGTCTAGTGCTGCTGCTGGTAACAGTACAGTTGATATTAGAATTGTATCAAGAGTATCATCTGCTTCAACAGACACTGGAACAGTATATGATATTAATTATGAAAGAGGAAATGAAGGAGCATCAATTCCTGCATCTAGTGTTGTAAGATTTGTAAACAATTCTGGAATTAACACTGGAACTACTTTAACTGCTGCAACATCTGTTGATTGGTATGACCAACAGACCCTAGGTCTTACAAACTCAACTGTTTTTTGGAAGAATCTGGCACCTAAACCAGTTACTAACCAATATGCAAATAATAGAAGTTCAAGAAATGATGCACTGCACGTAGCAGTTGTTGATGATACAGGAACTGTAACAGGTATTCAAGGTAATATTCTTGAAACAAATCTTTTCTTATCTAAAGCACTTGATTCTTTAGCTGATGGTGATTCACCAGTTAAAAATTATTATAAGAGTTATCTTGCAAATAATTCTCAATACATTTTTGTAGGTGCTAATGGTGGAACAACTTTTGATGCAGTAAACAACAAAGAACCACAAGCAAGTGGATTCTCATCTGGATATGTAAAAGTAACTTTAGGTGCTGGTGCTTGGGGTCTCAATGCTCAGGGAGTTCAATTTAATGCATTAGGTAATGTAAGTTACACATTAAAAGGTGGTGCTGATTATGGTGCAAATGGTGGAATGAATGGATCTCTTGGTGACATTCTTACTGGATATAATCTTTTTGAAAATAGTGACGAAGTAAGAGTTGACTACTTACTCATGGGAGCATCACAATCATCTGAACTAGAAACTCAAGCAAAGGCAAATCTTTTGATTGCTCTTGCTGAAGGAAGAAAGGATTGTTTGGCAGTCATTTCTCCACATAGAGGTAATGTTGTTAATGTAAACAACACTACATCTCAAACTGCTAATATATTGAATTATTATTCAAAAATTAATTCTTCTTCTTATGCAGTTCTTGATAGTGGTTACAAATACGTTTATGATAGATTTAATAATGAATTTAGGTATATTCCTTTAAATGGTGATGTTGCTGGTATTATGGCAAGAAATGGACTTGAAAACTTCCCTTGGTTCTCACCTGCAGGTGCTCAAAGAGGTGTAGTTAACAATTCAATTAAACTTGCATATAATCCAACTAAATCACAAAGAGACTCACTCTATAGTGCAAGAATTAATCCTGTTATCAATCAGCAAGCCTCTGGCGCAATGCTTTTTGGTGATAAGACAGCACTTTCTTATAAGTCTGCCTTTGATAGGATTAATGTAAGAAAACTCTTCTTAACTGTTGAAAGAGCACTTGAATCTGCTTCTAATAGTCAACTTTTTGAACTTAATGATGATGAAACAAGAGCAAACTTCTTTAATATTGTTGAACCATACTTGAGAGATATTCAATCCCAAAGAGGTATTGAAGACTTTAAAGTTATCTGTGATGAAACAAATAACACCCCCGCAGTCATTGACAACAATGAGTTTAGGGCTGACATCTTTATCCAACCAGCTAGATCTATCAATTATGTCACATTGACATTTGTTGCCACAAGAAGTGGTATAGAGTTCAATGAAGTGATTGGGTAATTTAAATAATATAAAATAATCAAGAGGTAATCAACAATGGCAAACAGTTTAACCACCAAAAACCTTCAAGGTTTTAAAACTAGATTAAAGGGCGGTGGTGCTCGCCCTAATCTATTTGAGGTATCAATCCCCACATTTCCAACTGCAGTTACTGAATCAAGTCAAGCTAATTGGAATGTCAGCAGAAATAATGAACTTAGGTTCCTTTGTAAAGCTGCACAACTTCCTGCTTCAACAGTTGCTGAAGTTCCTGTTCCTTTTAGAGGTAGAATTTTAAAAGTCGCTGGAGACAGAACTTTTGAACCTTGGACTATTACTATCATTAATGATGAAAACTTTAGAATGAGGTCTTCTTTTGAAGCTTGGATGAACACAATTAGTGATTTGAGTCATGCTACTGGAGTTACAAATCCTACTTCGTATATGACTGATGCTTATGTTTATCAGTTAGGAAGAGGATCTACTAAAAATGCACAAACTCATTCTGAAGGTAATCTAAATCAATCAATTCTAAGAGCTTACAAGTTCCTAGATGTCTTCCCAACTGAAGTATCTTCTATTGATTTAAGTTATGATTCATCTGATACTATTGAAGAATTCTCTGTAACTTTACAGGTACAAGAATTTAAAATTGGTATAGGTGAAGATGGAAGATCTGATTCTAAGACTGGTAAAGATAAGGAGATAGTATAAAATGAATAAATAACTAGACATAAGTCTAGTTTTTAATATAATGGCCAGATTATTTGGTTTCTCAATTGATGATAACGAGAAGCAACCACCAGGACTAATATCTCCAGTTCCTCCTAACAATCAGGATGGATCTGAGAATTATGTTAGTTCTGGTTTTTTTGGTTCTTATGTAGATATTGAAGGTATTTACAAGAATGAAAATGATCTTATTAGAAGATATAGATCAATGTCACTATATCCTGAATGTGATAGTGCAATTGAAGACATAGTTAATGAAGCAATTGTAGCAGATACTAATGATTCACCTGTAGAAATTGAACTTTCAAACCTTAATGCAAGTGATGGTATAAAGAAAAAAATTAGAGAAGAGTTTAGATTTATTTTAGATCTTCTAGATTTTGATACTAAAGCACATGAAATTTTTAGAAATTGGTATATTGATGGTAGATTATATTATAATAAAGTAATTGATCAAAAAAATCCTACAGAAGGAATTAAAGAACTAAGATATATTGATGCATCTAAGATGCGTTTTATTCGTCAAATTGTAAAAAAGAAAGGTGATGGTGTTTTTATAAAACAAGAACAACCAAATCAATATGATTTTCCAGAAATTGAAGAGTATTTTGTTTATACTGAGGGACAGAAAAAAACTGGATATGGAACACAAGTATCAAGCAATGGTGTTAAATTAACAAAAGATTCTGTTTGTTATTGTACCTCTGGATTAGTTGATAGAAACAAGGGATTAACTCTTTCTTGGTTACATAAATCAATCAAACCACTCAATCAACTCATGATGATTGAGGATTCTCTTGTCATCTACAGACTTTCAAGAGCACCAGAACGTAGAATTTTTTACATTGATGTTGGCAATCTTCCTAAGGTAAAAGCAGAGCAATATCTGCGTGATGTAATGACTCGTTACAGAAATAAACTTGTCTATGATGCAAACACAGGTGAAATTCGTGATGATAAAAAACATATGTCCATGATGGAAGACTTCTGGCTTCCTAGACGTGAAGGTGGTAGAGGGACTGAGATCACTACACTTCCAGGTGGACAAAATCTTGGTGAGATTACTGATATCAATTACTTTCAAAAGAAGTTATATAGAGCACTCAATGTACCTGAAACTAGAATTCAAGGAGAGGGTGGTTTCTCACTAGGAAGATCATCTGAAATTCTAAGAGATGAAATCAAATTCTCCAAGTTTGTTGGAAGAATGAGAAAAAGATTCTCCCACATGTTCCAGGATCTTTTAAAGACACAACTTATTCTAAAAAATGTTGTAACTCCTGAAGATTGGGAGTTAATGTCTGATCATATTCAGTATGATTTTCTCTATGACAATCACTTTGCTGAACTCAAAGAGGCAGAACTTACTACTGAAAGAATTAATCTAGCAACTTTGGCAGAACCTTATGTTGGTAAGTTTTACTCTAATGATTATGTAAGACGTAAAATTTTACGCCAAACTGATCAAGAAATTATTGAACAGGATGCATTGATTGAAAAAGAAATTAAGGATGGTATTATTCCTGATCCAAGTCAAATGGCAATTGATCCAATGACTGGTCAACCAATTCCACCTCAACCTGGTGATACATCTGGTGGTTTAATGGGTGCTACACCCCAAGCTCCAGAGGTAGAAGAAAAGAAATTTGAAACACCCACAGGTGGGGAAATATAAATAAACATATTATATCTTATACAAAATGGATGAATTAATGGATTTGTTGGTGAAAGATGAATCACCAAATCAAATCAGCGATAAAATTAAAGATATTTTGTTTGCAAAGACTGCTGATAAAGTAACTGATGCAAGACCAAATATTATGAATTCAATCTTTGATGGTGATCAACCTGAAGAACAACAATCAGTTGAACCAGAGGTTGAAATTTCTTCTGATGAAGAAGAAAACTAAATACATAATACAGGTCTATTGTAATTCAAAGAAATGGCGAGCGCATTAAAACCAGTTGGTTCTGGACAAGTCATATCAACAAGTGGTACAGCAGCTGCTTCTGCTGCATTTAAACAACAAACTGATACTCTCAGGGTTGTTGCAGAGGGAGCAGGTGTTCATGTTGCAATAGGAACTCTTCCAGTTGCAGTTGCAACTGACATATATGTTCCTGCTGAGGGTGGTGATGAAAAAATTAGTCTTGGTCCAGTTGCTTCACAAGCAGTTATTGGCATTACAACAGGCACAACAACTATTCTTGATTTTCCTGAAGGAACAGGTTGTCCTTTTGGAGAAGGAAATGCTGTTTCCCTTACTGTGGATGGACAATCATATTATGATTTTGAACATAAAATTTTAAGCAGTATTAATCAAACTGCAGGTATTGGTGGATTTTTTGCAACAAGGGTAGTGGTTGATCATGATTCAAGTGGCATTGTCACTGCAGTAAATGCACCATATGCTGAATTGAGAAGATCAATCAAAATATCTTTAAAAACTAACGCTGGCACTGGAACAGCATTCATTCAACAAGTACAAGTTTCCTGAGGAAAAATGAAACTAATCAGAGAAGAAATCGAATCAGTTGACTTTCTTGTAGAAAGTGTAGGTGGCAAAAAGTCAATGTTTATTGAAGGCATCTTTTTACAAGGTGATCTTCAAAACAGAAATGGTAGAATGTATCCTATGAATGTCCTTAGAAAGGAAGTTCAAAGATACAATGAGAATCATGTAAAGGCTGGTAGAGCATTAGGTGAACTGGGACACCCAGAAGGACCTACTGTTAATCTTGATAGAGTATCACATAAAATTGTTTCATTGAGAGAAAGTGGAACAAATTTTATTGGTAAAGCAAAAATTTTAAATACACCAATGGGCAAGATTGCTCAAAATTTGATTGATGAAGGTGTAAAACTTGGTGTATCATCAAGAGGAATTGGATCACTTAAAGCAACCAGAGAAGGTGTAAATATTGTTGGTGATGATTTCATGCTAGCAACTGCTGCTGATATTGTAGCTGACCCTTCTGCTCCAGATGCCTTTGTTGAAGGCATTATGGAAGGAAAAGAATGGGTGTGGGATGGTGGTATTTTAAGAGAAAAACTTGCTGCCAAAACATACGCTGAGATCAATACTTTGGTTGATCAAAAGCAACTTGATGAGAAAAAATTGAATGTATTCAATAATTTTCTCAATAACCTTTGACATCAAAGGTTTTAATTTATAAATAAATATAGTTTAAGACAGGTAATCGGAGAGTTCAAATGTCTCGTGGAGATTTACAAGAAATGGAAGTAGGCACTAAGCAATCCAAGACTGCGGTCAATTCTGGTGCTAAGGCTGGTGATACAATGGATACTTCATTAGCAGGATCTTATGAAGATCTTGGTGGTCCAACACCAGAAAATTACAAAACAGATGATGACTCTGCTAAGATCAGAGAACCTAAGATTAAGACCGTAAAAGACGTTGTTAATAAAGGTGCTAAACCTGCTGATTCAATGCAAAAAATGTCTAAAGAAGAAACTGAATCTACTGATGAAGTTGTTTCTGAGGAAGAAGTTGCTGAAGATCAGGAAGTTGTATCTGAAACAACTGAGGAAGTATATGACATGGATGAAGATGTCAATGCACTCTTGGGTGGTGAAGAACTCTCCGAAGAGTTTAGAGAAAAAGCAAAGGTTGTCTTTGAAGCTGCTCTAAATTCTAAAGTAAAAGAAATCCAGGAAAACCTGGAAACACAATATCAGTCACAACTTGATGAAACTAAAGAAGAACTTAAAACTACTTTAGTTGAAAGAGTTGATTTATATCTTGAGTATGTCTGCGAAGAGTGGATGTCTGAGAATGAACTGGCTGTAGAACATGGTATTAAATCTGAAATGACTGAGAGTTTCCTCTCAGGTATGAAGGATCTTTTTGAAGAACATTATGTAACAATCCCTGAAGACAAATATGATGTGCTGGAAAGCATGGTAGAAAAACTTGATGACATGGAAACCAAGCTCAATGAGCAAATTGATAAGAATATTGGTCTGAACAGAAGACTTGCTGAGTCATCTGCACAAGGTATTCTTGATCAAGTTTCCTCTGGTCTCGCTGAGACACAGAAGGAGAAGCTCGCCTCACTTGCAGAAAGTGTGGAGTTTGAAAGTGAAGAAGAATATCGTGAAAAGCTGGAAACTCTGAAGGAGTCATACTTCTCCAGAACAGCTCCTGCTGCAAAGACCCAATCATCACAAACTCTCTCTGAGGGTGTAGATAGCACCAACAATCCTGTTTCAGGATCTATGGATGTATATCTAAGATCACTGGGTGCTTTCAAGCAAAACTGAATTTAACATTAATTCAAACAAACAATCACTAAGGTAAACGCAAATGTTCCAATCTGAACATCTGCAGGAAAAGTGGGCTCCCCTTCTCGACTATGAAGGTCTAGATGGAATCAAGGATGGTCACAGAAGAGCAGTTACTGCTGTCCTGCTGGAAAATCAAGAAAAGTTTTTAAAAGAAGAAGCTGCTTTCTCTCAGGGTATTAACCTGATGGAAACACCTACAATGGCTGGCAATGCTGCTGGTGCTTCAGGTGCTTTTGGTGCTGGTGCTGAGGCATCTGGACCTGTTGCAGGTTTCGATCCAGTTCTGATCTCATTGATCAGACGCGCAATGCCCAACTTGGTCGCATATGACCTTGCTGGTGTACAACCAATGTCTGGTCCTACTGGACTGATCTTTGCAATGCGCTCCAGATATGAAAATCAGTCTGGTGATGAAGCATTCTATGATGAAGCTAACACAGCATTCTCTGGTCAGGATGATGGATTCAATCTGACTGCTGGATTTGCTGATGGTAATGCTGGTTTAGGTACTACTGCACAAGCAGGATCAAACCCCTCTGCACTTAACCCTGTTGGCACCGCTGTATCTACTGGATACAATGTTGGCGAAGGTATGGTCACAGGTGATTCTGAGAACCTAGGCAATGGTACAGGTAATCAGTTCAATGAGATGGCTTTCTCAATTGAGAAAGTTACTGTTACTGCTAAGAGCAGAGCTCTGAAGGCAGAATACTCACTGGAACTGGCTCAGGACCTCAAGGCCATTCATGGTCTGAATGCTGAAGCAGAACTTGCTAACATCCTCTCTACTGAGATCCTTGCTGAAATCAACAGAGAAGTCATCAGAACTATCTACAAGTCTGCTGAACAAGGTGCTGTTTCTAACACTGCAACTCGTGGTCAATTTGACCTTGATGTTGACTCAAATGGCAGATGGTCTGTTGAGAAGTTCAAAGGACTTCTGTTCCAAATTGAGAGAGATGCTAATGCAATCGCTCAAAGAACAAGACGTGGAAAGGGTAACATTGTCATGTGCTCTGCTGACGTAGCATCTGCACTGACTATGGCAGGAATCCTGGATTATACTCCAGCCCTGAATGCAAACCTGAATGTTGATGACACTGGCAATACATTTGCTGGAACAATCAATGGTAAGTTCAGAGTTTACATTGACCCCTATTCAGCAAACCTTGCTTCTAACAACCAGTCTTCTAACTCTGGAAATCAGTACTATGTTGTTGGTTATAAGGGTTCTTCCCCTTATGATGCAGGTCTGTTCTACTGCCCATACGTTCCTCTTCAGATGGTTCGTGCAGTTGGAGAGAACACCTTCCAGCCCAAGATTGGATTCAAGACCAGATATGGTCTGGTTGCTAACCCATTCGCTGAAGGAACAACTCAAGGTCTTGGAAGACTCAGAGTTAACTCTAACCGCTATTACAGAAGAGTTCTTGTTAAGAACCTCATGTGATCAAGGTTGTTGTGGGGCAGGATGTCCCACATGCCCATTCAGACCCCCATCAAGGGGGTCTTTTTTTATGCTTTTCATAAATAATCATAAAACATTATGACTTACTCTACATCAAAAGATGTAAGAACAAGACAGGCAGCAAGAAGCACTATTGCTACTGTTGGAAAAAATCAATTACAAAATAGAAATTTTCTTCAACCACAAGGTTTTAGATTTCAGGTTGCAAGAGCACCTAAAGTGTCATTTTTTGGAAATGCAGTTAACATTCCAGGAATGCAACTTAGAACTATTGTTCAAACAACAGCAGGTTTAAAAGATATTGATCTTCCAGGAGAAGTTATAGATTTTGAAGATCTTACACTTAGATTTTTAGTTGATGAAGATCTTCAAAATTATATTGAAATACAGAATTGGATAAGAGGTCTTGGTTTTCCTGAAAGTTTAGAAGAGATTTATGATTTACAAAAAGATGATCTTGGAACTGTAAAAGATTCTGTTGGGATGAACATATACTCTGATGGCACACTTACAGTTTTTGATTCTTTATCAAATCCTAATTTTAGAATTATATTTCAAGAATTATTCCCTTATTCCTTGAGTACAATTCAATTTGATGCTACAATAGCAGATATGGAATACTTCACTGCAGAGGTATCTTTTAAATATTTAAACTATACTATAAAAAAAGGAACTGGATTTAAATGATTGATTTGGATACTATCCAAAAAATGTGGGAAAGAGATGCAAAAATAGATCCTGATAATTTACATACAGAATCTCTCAACATTCCAATCTTACATTCAAAATACTATGAAATATATAATAACATATATCTACTAAGAAAAAAAGCAGAGCAACAAAGAAAGAATATCAGACATGAAAGATATGAATATTTTAGTGGAAAATCAGATCCAAATGTTTACATAGAAAATCCATTTCCTAAAAAAATTAGGGATAAAGAAACTATGCAAAAATATTTGGATGCAGATGAAAAACTCTCAGGTGTTTCATTAAAAATTGATTATTATGAAACTATGTTGAGTTATCTTGAAGAGATTTTAAAACAGATAACTAATAGAACTTATCAAATAAAGAATTCAATTGAGTTCATGCGTTTCACCTCAGGATTAGGTTAATGAACCAGGAAGAAGATTTACCTTTTTATAATGTAACTCTTGGAATAGATGATGTTAGAGTTCTGCACTACGCAGTGACTGAGGCAATTCAAAAATGGCCAGGTTCTCCTGCCAGACCACAAGAAGAACAAGAATTGCTTTGGAATTCTAGAGATTGGTTAACAAAAATAATACTTGAAAATACATTTCAAAGCAAATAATAAATACTGTTAGGTGAAACTTCATCATGGCAGATTTGATTGTACAAAAAATAAATGAAGTATATCTACACATAAAAACTGAACCTCATATTGAATATGAGTTAAGAGATAGATTTACTTTTGAAGTGCCTAACAAAAAATTCATGCCTCAGTATAGAAGCAAATACTGGGATGGATATGTTCACTTGTTTAATATGAAAACTAAGAGGATCTATGTTGGTCTTCTTGATAAAATTGTAGCGTTCTGTGAGCAGGCAGGATACACATATAAATTTGAAGATAACAAGTTCTATGGTCCTCCTTTTGAAGTCAATAATATGATTTCAGAGGAGGGTGTAAAGGACTTTATGAAAGCAATCACACCACTAAAACCAAGAGACTATCAGATTGATGCTGTTCATGATGCTTTGAAATATAACAGAAAGTTATTGATCTCACCAACAGCATCTGGTAAATCATTTATGATTTATACTATCGTAAGATTTCATGTAAATGCTGGTAAAAAAATTCTACTTGTAGTCCCTACTACATCCCTTGTAGAGCAGATGTTTAAAGACTTCCAAGACTATGGATGGGATGCTGAAAATCACTGCCATAGAATCTATGCTGGACGTGAAAGGGTTAATACTAACGAAGTTACTATTACAACATGGCAATCTGTATATCAATTAGATAGAAAGTTTTTTGAAGCATATGATGTGGTCATTGGTGATGAGGCTCACCTTTTTAAAAGTAAGTCTCTTGTTGGCATTATGGACAAGTTGCACCATGCAAAGTATAGATATGGTTTCACAGGAACTTTAGATGGCACACAGACCCATAAATGGGTGTTAGAGGGACTGTTTGGACCTTCATACAAAGTTACTCAGACTAAAAAACTTATAGATCAAGGTCACCTTGCCACATTAGATATTCAGTGTCTTGTATTAAAGTATAAACCAAAAAAATTTGATACGTACGAAGATGAGATACAATATCTTATTGGACATGAAAAAAGAAATAAATTTATCACAAATTTATCTACAGATTTAAAAGGCAATACGTTGATTTTATACAGTAGAGTAGAAGCACACGGTGCCATACTTTATGAGATGATAAATAAAAAAGTCATAGAAGGAAGAAAGGTATTCTTCGTTCATGGTGGTGTAAGTGCTGAAGAAAGAGAACAAGTAAGAGAAATTACAGAGCAGCAGGATAATGCAATCATTGTTGCCTCTTATGGTACTTTTAGTACAGGAATTAATATAAAAAATCTACACAATGTTATTTTTGCCTCTCCATCAAAATCACGTATTCGTAACTTACAAAGCATTGGTAGAGTCCTAAGAAAAGGCAAAAACAAAGTTAAAGCAAAACTTTATGATATTGCTGATGATCTGACTTTAGGGTCAAGAAAAAATTATACACTAAATCATTTTATTGAAAGAGTGAAAATTTATGTTCAAGAGCAATTCAATTATGACATTATATCAATAAACATTAAAGATTAGGAGGACGTATGATAGAAGATGATTTTTATTGTACTATCAAATTTAAAAGTGGTGATGAAATATTTGCCAAAATAGCAGCAGAAGAAGATGATGATAGGACTATGTTATTAGTATCCAACCCTATCATGGTTGAAGAAATAAAAGTTAGAGGAACAGTAGTAGGGCATAAGTTTGAACCTTGGTTAAAATCAACCAAAGAAGATATGTTTATCGTAAACATAGATGATGTTTTAACTATGTCAGAATCAGAGGACATAGAAATGATTCTATACTATCAAGATTATATTAGAAAAATGAATAAAGGTAATCATGCGCAACTAGATAGAAAGATGGGATATCTATCTACAGTCCAAGATGCAAAAGAGGTTTTAGAGAAACTATATAAGTCTAGCTAGAACTAATCTTCAAAAGCAACAAACCCAGTCTACTGTTAATTCATA